CTTCTTTCAGTACAGCTAGCCATGAACCGATATAGTCAGCGTGTCTTACTGTTGGTTCAATCCCAAGGCTTGCGCAAACAAATGCGCCAGTCATCTCGGCAACCAATTCCTCGCGAGCATAGGCATGTGATCCGAAGCCGCATGACATATCCCGGTCAAGCCGTTTTTTCGCACCGGTCCAATGGCCCATCTCGTGAAAAGCCGTGCGATGCCAGTTAATAGGTTCAAAATAGGCTGAAGGGGACGGCAGAAAAATCCTATCCTGAATCGGCACATAACAGGCTTTGTCTCCGCCAATGGTAATCTCCGCGCCAGTAGCATCAATCAAAGCCTTGGCGCGCGGCTGGATTAAATCGAGTCCAATCTGCGCCACTGGCACAATCTCCGAGTCGATTCCGTCGCATTGCTCGACGTTGAAAACGCAATAATGCTTCAGGAAGGGGACCGCGCGTTCTTTGTCACCTTCAGCGGCCGCGCGTTCTTTTTCAGCCTTGGGAACGAATTTATCGGCAAAAACGGCAAGGCTTGATTTTTCACCTTTCCGTACATTCCCGCCCATATCCAAAGCCTGTTTGAACGTCAGCCACTGATTCGACGAATAGCCTTTCATCTGTTGCTCAATCCACAACAGGATGATGTTAACGCCAGAATAGCCACGCTTCGTGCTGGCATTCATCGGCAAGCCGGAAAATGCCGCGCCGGTCCGGCTTTTCCAGGGCTGCGCCCAAGGCATGATTCCCGCTTCCAATTGCGCGATAACCTTGGCCGTCACTTGGTCATAAATATCTTGTTTCATCTGGAAAGCTCCACGATTAGGCCGGAAAATCCGCGCCGTGTTAAAAAAGGTTAAGCGTGTCTCGCCAATTCGGCCGCAATGTATGGATCAGCCGGTTTTCCATTCGCGGCGTCGCAAGCCGCGTAGCAGCGCAGCGGCGCCAAGCCATGCGGATTCAGCGAAAACGGAAAGGTCACAAGATCAATCTCGGCGTAAATATCCCGCGCCACGTATCCCTTAAACCGGCCCGTCGCGCTATTCATGCCGTCAAGGTGCAGCTGAAAATTGCTCATTTCAAAATCTCCGCGCATTCCAGAAGCCGCACAAGTTTGCGAGCCCATTCGGCCGCATCGGAATCTTTACCGCAATTCTTGTATGCTATGGCTTTTGCGAGTGCCGTATTCACGGCAGAGCGATCAATTTGTGACATTTTTCGATCTCCCTTAATGCCGAATCTCGTAAATCTTCACAACCAGCTTGTCGCCGGCTTCGTCAACATACGAGGAATCCTCGGCTTCATCAAAAACGTCGTAAGTATAGCCACGCGCTGCAATCTCTTTTTCTGTTTGAATATCGCCGCCATTCGGAAAATGCTTGTCAGTCACATATTCGACGGCTTGCTCCAGCTCCTCAAAATCCTGACCGTCTACACGAAAGGTGATACGCATTGGATAAATCTCCTCATGTTGCCCGGCTTGATTGCCGCGACGACAGATTAGTAACGCTAACTTCTTGCAGCGTCAAGCGAAAAAATGCGGCGCCAGAATTTACAACACCGCGTTAGTTACAATGTCAGTCACAATCTCTGTTACAGATCATGTCACGCGCCAGTAACAGGATCGAAGGGAAGGGAAGGGAAGGGAAGGGAAGTGAAGTGACAAGGACAAGGAAGGGAATCTAAGAAAGAAAGAAAAGAGATTCGCCAGATCGAAGCGCCGCGCCGATCAGCCGTCTTTCACGCGCTCGCGCGCGTATAATAAACCGGGCCGGTTATGCAAGACCTAGATGGATCACAAAGAAAACCCGAAAATCTCCGCTAACGCGCAACCATAATCGCACGCAGCGAAACGAACAGCGCCGCGCAAACAGGCGGAAAACCTGGCAAAATTAGGTCCGACGAAAATTAGTATTGACAACCCCATGTCAAGTGGACTAACAGGCCAAAATCGACGGAACGCCACGCGCATATCCGCACCGCAAAACGGTTGCAGCGCCACAAGCCCGAAAACCGCATAAGTCATGACAGATCAAGCAACCGCACTCCAACCCGCCAGAAAAACCGGACGGCCATCAATCTACACGCCAGAACTGGCAGCGGAATTCTGTCTCCGACTCGCATCCGGCCAAACGGTAGACGCAATATGCCAAGCCGATGATATGCCAAGCCGGTCAACAATCGCGCTGTGGGAATCATCAAACGCTCACGGCTTCTCAGAAGCGTACGCGCGCGCGTTCCAGGCGTCGGTCAGGGCGCGAGTGCAAGAGACTGCAGCCATAGCCGATGCGCCTCCTAAGCTGCACCGTGGCAAGGTGGATATGGGCGCGGAGAAATGGCGCGACACGCGAATTAGGGCGCGGCAATGGCTTGCGGAGCGGGTGCTGCCGCAGGAATTCGGCGAGCATAAGCATGTGGCTATGAGTGTTGAGGTAGAGCCTGCCAACATGACGGACGCAGAACTAGACCGGCTGATTGCCTTTGGTAAGCCGCTCCTAGAAGGTAGCGCCGAGACATTGCCAGACGCTAACAGCGCGGCGGCTGAAAGCGTGCAAAATCCGTGCAGTTTGCCAGACGGCGCGGAAAAAAGCGAGGGTTTCGGCGGGCTTCAGCGTAATGCAGCGCCGCCTTGCTAGGGTAGTGGTGCAACGGGATTGTCAGAGCGGCTGTGTGTGGCGTTAGCCTGGATAGGCCGGCACCCCCCCCTTCGCGCCGCGCCGCGTCTGCGCACCGCAAGCCTCTACAAAATTTTTTCTGAAATTTTTTGAAATTGTGGTTTTGGGGTTTTGAAGCAGGCAAGCATTGAGGAGATTGCGCGTGCTGCTTTTGTGAAGAAGCAGCGGCTTGCGGCTCAGTCTAGTTTTGAGGGGTGGTGTGAGTTTGTTTTGCGGCCGCGTGGTCAGTCTCCGGCTCGTCATCATAGGGCTTTGATTGCGGCGCTGGAGAAGGTTTGCAGCGGCGAGACGAAGCGGCTGATGGTTCACATGCCGCCGGCGCACGCAAAAACCACGTTTTCATCGGTTTTGTTTCCGGCGTATTTCATGATGCGGCACCCTCGGTCGGCGCTGATTATGGGTTCGGCTGGGGTGAAGCTGGCGGAGAAGTTTTCCGGCCAGGTGCAGAGCCTTGTGGCGGATAATGCCGCGGTGCTTGGGTATCGCAACACGAACGATGCCAAGGAACTTTGGTACACGGACAACGGCTGTGAATATAAGGCGGTTGGCGTGGGTTCTTCGGTTCGTGGGCTTCGATCGAAGCTGACGCTGATTGATGACCCGATTGGGAGTGAGGCCGAGGCGAGGTCCAAGCCGGCGCGGGATGAGGTCTACGAGTGGTTCCGGGCTGATATTTTGGGCCGGGGCGACGATGACACCCGCATTGTGATTATCATGACGCGGGGCCATGAGGACGATCTGGCTGCCCGGTTGATTGCTGATGGGACCGAGGATTGGACGGTTCTGAATTGGCCGGCGATTGCGGAATGGGAAGATGAGTTGGGCCGGAAGCCGGGCGATGCGCTTTGGCCTGAGAAGTTTCCGCTGGAATCGTTATTGAAGAAGAAGGTTTCGGTTGGGCCTCGGGCATGGGCGGCGCAGTATCAGCAGCGCCCGGCGCCGGAAGGCGGGGCGTTGTTCCCGGTGGAGAAGATCGGGGTGGCGCTGGCGGACGCGCCGGGGCGCAAGGTTCGGTCCTGGGATCTGGCGGCGAGCGAAGCAATAGGATCGCGCGACCCGGATTATACTGTGGGCGTGAAGATGGGGCTCGATGGCAGCAGCGTTGTCATTGAGGATGTGGCGCGGGGTCGCGGCGGGCCGCAGATGGTTGAGCGCATGATCGTCGAAACGGCGGAGCGCGACGGCAAGGCGGTGACGATCCTTTTGCAGCAAGACCCCGGCCAGGCCGGCAAGGCGCAGGTGGCGTATCTCGCGGCGAAGCTGGCGGGCTACACGATCAAGATTGGCCGGCCGACCGGCAACAAGGTAACGCGGGCGATGCCTCTGGCGTCGCAGATGGACGCAGGGAATGTGCTGCTGCGGCCGGGCGCTTGGAACAGGGCGTTTCGGGATGAATACGAGGTTTTTCCGAACGGCACGCACGATGACCAGGTGGATGCCGGCGCGGATGGGTATGGGTGGCTGATTGAGGGAAAATCAGCAAAGCCGGCGCGAGCCGTGCATGTCGGCTTGATTGGGCGATAGGGGGTAGAATGGCAAATCCGATTGAGGCGGCGCATCAGACGATCAAAGCTGTATCCGGCGTGGCCGCTACAGCGCAGAGCGCCGGCATTCCGTTAAACCGGATGGTGGCGATTCTCAAGGGACAAACCACGATGAGCGGTCCCGAAGCGGCGAAGATTGCCGGCGCGACGGGCCAAACGGTTCATGCGCTGCTCTCGGTTGATGAGGATGTGCAAGCCTGCACGAACCGAAACAGCCTGCCGTAAAGAGTCGTTTTACGTGTTTTCGACGCTGAGCAAAAAATTCGGGAGCGACAAGGATTATGCGCCGCGCGTGGCTATCCTCGCCATGCGGCAGCGCGTGCTTGATGGCACACTGTACGACAAACTGAAATATGATTTTCACGAGGAGCGCACGGACGCCGGCGAATATATAAAACTGGCGGATCGCAAGCCTTCCGTCCGGTACAATCTGAGCAAAATTGTGGTGGATGACAGCGTTTCGCTGCTGTTTGGCGAGGCGAGGTTTCCGAAAATCGTGTGCGAGGACCGCGCTTCTGCCGAGGAATTGAAGCAGATTGTCGATGAAACCGGGCTTGACGATGTGATGCAAGAGGCCGCCTTCCGCGGCTCAATCGGCAGCGTGGCAGTCTGGATGCGCGTCCTGGAGAACCGGCTGTTTTTCGACGTTATGGACACCCTTTATCTGACTCCGACATGGCGCCCGGAGGCGCCGGACACGCTGCAAAGCGTAACGGAGCAATACAAAGTCCGCGGCGACGCACTGAAAGCGATTGGGTACGACATCCCGGATAGCGATGCCGGCGTGCAGTTCTGGTTTCGCCGGGTGTGGGACGATCAAAACGAAACATGGTATCTGCCGTGGAAGGTGAACCCCCGGCCAGGCGATCCGGGGCCGCAGATTGACGAGGCCAAGTCCGTAAATCATCGGCTGGGATTCGTTCCTATTGTGTGGATCAAAAATCTGCCGGGCGGCGATGCGATTGACGGTCTCTGCACCTTCAAGCCGGCCATCGAAACGCAGATCGAAATGGAATATCAGCTCAGCCAAGCTGGGCGCGGGCTGAAATACTCGTCAGATCCAACGCTGCTGATTAAAGACCCTGCAAGCGAGGAAGGCGCCCCGGTCATAAAGGGTGGCAGTAACGCGCTGGTTGTCGATGAAAAGGGCGATGCGAAGCTGTTGGAAATCAGCGGGCGGGCGTCCGAGGCGGTGATTAAGTACGTCGAAACTTTGCGGCAAATGGCGCTGGAATCGATTCACGGGAATCGGAGCAGCGCGGACAAGCTGGCGATGGCGCAGTCCGGCCGCGCGCTGGAGATATTGCACCAGCCGTTGATATGGCTGGCGGATAAGTTGCGCACGAGCTACGGCACGCGGGCGCTGCTGCCGCTGGTGAAAATGGCGATTGCGGCGCGGCGCGTTTACCCGTTGCGTCTGAATAACCGCGACATGATTCAGTTTCCGACCGATCTTCGAGTGAGTCTTAACTGGCCGGATTGGTTTCATCCGACGATGACGGACAAGGCGCAAGAGGGCGAGCGGGTGATTCGGCTGTATAGCGGCGGCCTGCTTTCCAGGGAAACAGGGCTCGGCGTTATCCAGGATAACAACGGGTTTCCAGATATTGAGGCGGAGGCGTCGCGCATTGATGCGGACACCGCAGCCAAGGATGCGAGGGCTATCAAGATGGGCGCGGCTGTTACCGCGACGGACCCACTGACAACCTGAGTATCACGGCCCGGAGGGCCAAAAGGGCGGCGGGATGCCCATGAGTCCCGTAACGCGGATGGAGTCCGCCAACACACGGAGGCCACATGGCCGAAGAACCAACGGTTGAATCACTGACTGCCGCGCTGGAAACAGCGAATGCGGCGCTGGCCGACTTTAAGGCCAAACACCAGGGGGCAACGAAAGACGCCAAGGAAAACCGGCTGAGGGCTGAAAAGCTAGAGACCGATTTGGCGGGCGCGCAATCCGCGCTTGCGGCAGCGCAAACCGCTGCGGAGCAAAAGGTGGCGGAGGCCGAAAAAGCCAAAGCCGATGCGATTGCATCTGCCGAAGCAACCAAGACCGAAGCGGTTACGAAAGCGCAGGAGCGCGTGATTAACGCGGACCTGAAAATCGCGGCCAAGGAAGCCGGGGCGCATGATGTCGCGGATATTCTGGCTCTGCTTGACCGTTCCAAGCTGAAGCTGAATGACGACAAGGAAGTGACCAATGCGGCCGAGCTAATGGCCGAATTGAAAAAGGCTAAGCCTCATTTGTTTGGCGCCGCCAGTTCAAGCAGCACGTCCAAGACGCCGCCGCCGAAAGATCCGGTCGGAAAAGCGGCAAAAGATATGTCGGAAGAAGAATTTGAAGCTGCGTTCCGGGCGAAAGCCTGGCGCAAGTAAACGACCCGCGCTGCACGCGAGGGTATGACCAGCCGCCGCGTGCGGTGCCCATGCGCCCTTGGGCAAGGCTTTCAACCGCCAGTTCTGGCGGTTTTTTGTTGGAGTTTTACCAATGGCACTTAATGACCTCCCGACCTCGCTGCAGGCCGCGATTCAGAGCGGCTTTCTGGAACGGCGATTCCAAAAGGCGCTGCGCGCCAAGCTGGGTTTCCGCATGATCGCAGACCGCGAAGATTTTACCGCGGGCGTTGGCGAAACCATCACGAAGACCCGCACCGGATTGCTGCCGGCGAACGTAACCCCGATGGCGCCCGCGAGCCTTACGGATTTCACGTCCGGTCTCTCCGCACAGAATTACGGGTTGGAGCAATACGTTCTCGGCGTCGCGCAGTATGCCGTGCCGATGTATCTCAACATCGTTACCAGCAAGGTTGCGATTGACGACGTGTTTCTCAATAACGCCTATACGTTGGGTGAAAATGCGGCGCGCTCCGTCGATACGTTGGCGCAGAAGTCGCTTTATGACGCCTACATGGGCGGCAACACACGCGTCACCACCACGCTCGGCTCCGCCGGTACGGCCGTGCATGTCGATGACGTGCGCGGGTTCTTCCAGACCCTAAACACGGCGGGCCAGCCGGTCGCGGTTTCCTCGTCCTTCCCGGTCAGCGTGGTTGTCGGAAGCGACACGTATTCGCTGATTGGCGTAACGGCGGACGGCACCGCGCCGACCACGATCAACCCCTGGCTGGCGAATCTGGCGTTTTCCGGCTCCAGCAGCAATACCAGCACCACGCCGGGCGGCTACTCCGGCACGCTGACATTCAGCGGGAATGTGACCGTGGCGGATGCGACGGCGCTCAATGCGGTGCAGAGCGCGGTTGCGCCGATGATCCTGCGGCCGAGCAATTCCAGCACGAACATTGTTGCGCCCACCACTGCGGCCATCAGCGCGACGACTGACGTAAACAGCGCACAGCTCACGATGGAAATGATTCTGGAAGCAAAGGCGGTGTTGAGCGGGAACGGCGTGCCGCCGGCGGAAGCCATTGGAAGCTACATGCTTTTTGCCGATCCGATCCAGCTTTCCGGGCTGTTCCAGGACCAGGCGTTCCAACGCCTGTTCACTGGCAAGCCAGACACGGCGGACTACAAGCGCGGCGTGGTTTCCGACTTCCTTGGCGTGAAGATCATGGAAACCAACCTGAATCCCGTGCAGGCGCTTAGCGGCGTAGGCAACGTGCGCCGCGCCATCCTGACCGGCCAGGGCGCGCTTGTGGAGGGCGTCTTTAGCCGTACCGGGTATGCGGACGCAAATAAGGTCGATGACGACATGATTGCCATTATCGACGACATCGCGCACATCACCCGCGAACCGTTGGACACCTTGAAACAGGTTGTCACGCAGTCGTGGAGCTACATCGGCGGGTTCGTTGCGCCGACCGATGTTACCACCACTTCAGCCACGGTCCCGACCGCCAGCAGCGCGGCCTACAAGCGGGCCATGATTCTCGAAAGCCTCTAATCGAGAATTTGAAACGCGCGGCGCCAGTCTCCGGGCTGGCGCCGCGTTTTTGGGGATTTGAATATGCCTGAGCAACGCCCGAAATTGACACTGCCGGCCAGCGCCCCACCTTCGGTGCCTGTGGTATTGCCTCCGGCCAAGCCGGAAGCACCGCCCGCAGCGCCAGCCACGCCGGCACAACCGAAATTGATTCAGCTTTTGCGGCAGCACAGCTTTATCGAGGAGGGCACGGGGCGGCATCGCATGTGGAAGGCCGGCGAGAAAATCGCGGATGCGGGCGAGATCGCGCTTCTGATTCGGCGCGGTGCCACGTATGAGGCGATTGGCTAAAAATGAGCGGGACCACCACCGCACCACCGTATGCCGCTTTCAGCAACGCGACGCTTTCCGACCAGGAAAAGGTTGATGTGCGTGAGTTCTGCGGCTACCCGTCCTACGGCGACGGGACGGTGGTTTTCCCAGCGCCGTGGATCAATGTTTACTACCTCGCGCTGGAAACCCGCATGAACACCATGCAGGCTTCGGAATATCAGCGCGTGCGGCAGTTTCTTTCGCTGCTCTACCCGCTGGATAGCGGAATTACGGCGGCGGCCGGAAATCTCGGCACGCAGCAGGCGGCAGTCTGGACGCGCAACCCGACTGAAATTCGGGACCGCACGCGGCTTTTCAATCAGTACCGGCGTCGGCTCTGCAAGTTCATGGGCGTGCCGCCTGGTCCTGAGTTAGGTGAGGGCGGAGCATCGGTGCCGATTATCGTATGAGCCAAAGCAACGCCGCGAGCATCAACCAGCAGGTTAATTATGGTTTCGCGCAAGCTGCCATAAATCTCGGCTTTCCCTATCAGTGGTATAGGCCGGCGGCCGGCACCGCGGCGCTGGCTGCGGGCAACCTGATGGGCAACGTGACGGCTTACATCACCACGGATGCGTCGCTGAAAAGCAGTGTGCCGCCGCAGGATGCGAAGCCGACTTGGTACGGGGCTTACGACACCACGAACACAAAGCCGGGGGATTACTTCGTAGGCGCGCTCGGGACGTTCTTTATCGCCTCTGAGTTTCTGCCATCGCCGCCTTCGCTGGTTTTCTGCAACACCGTGGCAAGCGTTTTGCGCCCGACAAAACCGGCGCCGGGTCCGGCGTTTGCATTTGGCGACGCTGGAGCGCCGAATGTCTACGCCGAGCAATTCCCTTGTTGGATCAAGGCGGCGGAGCGCCGCAGCACGCCGGAACTGCACTTGCCGGGCAGCATTGAATTGCCGAGCGCGAACATTTTACTGCCGCAGAGCATCACGCTGGAAATTTTGCGGGGCGATGTGATTACAGAGACGGACGCAGGCGGAACGGCCTGGACTGTGCAGAGCGCGGATCTGCTGTTCAACTGCTGGAACATTGTTGCAGTGAAGACGGGTGCGTAATGGCGACGCTGGGAGATGTGGAGGCCGGTTTGTGCCAGGCGCTTGCCGGTTTCGCCTTCCCTGGTCAGACTTATCAGTTTGGCTCGGTGGCGACATACAGCGAAAAGTGGACGCAAGCGCCGGGTGCGCAACCGATTTCATTTTCGCTGCAAATTGGACGTGGAAGCCCGACGAACACTGACATCGAGGCGGCGATAGCGTCAGGCGTTTCGACACTGACCGTTTCGCGGCAGAAGGGATTTTCGCGCAACACTAGCCGGTTCTTCCAGGAGTACAGGCAAACCAGCGCCGCGGTGCCAACGCTGCAAGTTGCTTTGACCGGCGACGTTGCCACTTTCGGCGGCACAGGCAGCGCAAACCAGATCGTCTCCGTCCTCGCCGGTGGAACGAACGGAACGTATTATGCCTATCTCGCACAGGCGAGCGACACGCCGGCGAGCGTGGCTGCGGCCCTGGCCGCGCAGATACCGGGTGCGAGCGCGAGCGGGGCACAACTGACGATCCCGAACGCGGATAGCGCGGCGGTGGCCTGTTACCAGAGCGGGATGTTCATAACCGGGCAACAGGAAGTGCTTATCAATGTGACCGCGCTTGCGGTGCCGAGCGCCGGCGCGACTGGCTCGCAGGTGCGAGAGGCGCTTGGGTTTTGCGTGAACGGGCTGAAGAACATGCGGTTGCCGGGCGGGGCGATCACCCGGTTCATCGGCCTGCCGGATGGTGGCAAGGCCCGCGTGCTGTACCACGATGAGATTGACGACGACACCACGAAGCGCGCGGACGTGTGGCGCCGCTTCACCGGGTTTCGGGTGGAATACGACGAAGCGATTTATGAATCCTGGCCCGTGATGCTGGCGCCGCTGATCGTGGGCAACACGAACG